CCGAATGGCGGAACGAGGCCGGCGTCTCGGCCACAATGCGCACCGGCAAGGTGGCGAATGACGACCGCGCTGACTGGCGCCAGGCCTGGGCGCTGTTCCCTGGCGATGTGGCCTATGTCTGGCACGCTGGCGTGCACAGCCGCACGGTGATCGACAGCCTTGAGGCGACCGGCTTCGTGATCCGCAGCCAAATCGTCTGGGCAAAGTCGCGCTTCGTGCTGGGGCGTGGCGATTATCACTGGCAGCACGAGCCCTGCCTCTATGCCGTGCGCAAGGGTGCGACCGGCCACTGGCAGGGCGCGCGGGACCAGGCGACCCTATGGGCCATCTCGAATGGCGGTGACGAGGACGCCGCCACGGTGCACGGCACGCAGAAGCCAGTCGAATGCATGCGGCGCCCGATCATCAACAACAGCGCCGTGGGCGAAGCGATCTACGATCCCTTCCTCGGCAGCGGCACCACGCTGATCGCTGCGGAGACGACGGGGCGGGTCTGCCACGGGGTGGATATCGATCCACGCTATGTCGATGTCGCGATCCAGCGTTGGCAGAACCTCACCGGCAAGGCAGCGGTGCTGGCGGGGGAGGACCGGGTGTTCCGGGATGTAGCCGCGGCGCGTGGTGTGGCACTCGCGGCATGATGCGTCAGCGGAGCGTCGTGGCTACCTTGCGAGCGGCATCGAATGCGGCGACCGCGGCGGGCCAATCGAGCGCGGCGCCGTCGCCAAGCGTCTGCACGGGCGCGAGCGCTACGCGACGGCGCGACCAGTAGTTCCCGTCCAGCGTGGCGAGCCATCCCGCCAGCCCCTGCGCGGCGAGCGCCGCGGCGGCGGCTTCGACTTCTGCCTCGCTCGGCGGTGCGGCTCGCCCCATGGTGACGTGGCGGCCATCCTGCGCCAGGATGATCCAGCGGCGTTCGGAGGGCATCAGCCTTCCTCCTTCTCGGTCTGCCAGGTGGCGTAGTCCACCGTGGCGAAGATCCCGCGCCCGTCGCTGGCGGTGCAGACCTGGATCGTCGCGCGGCCCACGCTGTCGGTGCTGCGCGGCGCGGTGGCGAGAAGCTGCTGCCAGGCGGCGCGATCCTGCGGGCCTTCGGCGGTCTCGTGCGGGAGGGTGGTGGTGCTGGTCATCGTCGTCTCCGTCTGGCGGGGCGGGATGCCCTGCACGTGACGGACGATTCGCGCTGTGTCGGAACGCAGCCAACTCAATAGAGCGCCGGGAATCTGGATGATCCCCGGCGCTTCCGATGATGTTCAGTGGCGTGGCTGAGATGCTTCACTCCGCCAATGCGTAGATCGTGAAGGACCCCTTCGCGCCGGTCTTGTTCGGGCCGACCATCCGCTCCCGCGACTTCACCTCGACCGCGTGGCCCTTCTTCTTCAGCCCGGCGAAGAAGCCGCGGACCGTGTGTTGTGCCCATCCCGTCGCTTCGGCGATCTGCGCGACCGTGGCACCCTCGGGCCGGCGCAGCATGGCCAACACCTGCTCCTGCTTCGTCCCTTCGCGCGGCTTGCGCGGCGCGCTGGCATCCCGCGGCGTGCGGGCCGGCTTGCCGGCGAGCAGGGTGCGCAGGGCTTCCATCGGCGCGTCCAGGGCGCCGATCAAGTCGCCATCATGCGTCCCAAAGCGGGCCGCCTGATCGTCCCAGGCGGCGAGGATGGCCGCGGCGGTGTCGCGCAGGCTGGTCCGCGGCGTGGCGGTGCGTGCCGCGAGAGCCTGGTCGAGCATGGCGATTTCCTCCGTCAGGGGCGCGGCCTGGGCAGGCTCGGCGGTGGGCGCGGGGCTTTCCCCCGGCGTGGTGTCGGGCGCCACCATGGGCGCCGTGTGGGGCACGCTGCCCTCGATGCCCGAGCAGTCGGGCTCGCCGGTCTCCGCGTCGCCCTCGTTCGGGTCGATGCCGATGGCGCGCAGCCCCTCGTCGGTGATGCGCGCCACGATCCAGGTTCCGTCCTCATCCTGCCGCCAGCCGAGCCCGACATGCTCCCGCGGGGCGTTGATCTCGGTGAGCAGGTTGTTCTTGATCAGGCTGCGGAACACCGCGTTGCGGGCCGCGGCCGGCAGGGTCTTCGGCGCGCGGGCCAGGCCCATCTCGTGCTGCGCGGCGGCGCTGAGGATCACGCGCTGGGTGTCGGAAAGCTTGTTCATCGTGGTGGTCTCCGGTTCCGGGTGCCGACCATCGGCCCCTACTGCCGGGAGCCCCGCCGGCGTCGCCGGTCGGGGCGGTGCGGGAGTGGTCCGCGTCAGGCTTCGTATTCGCCGCGGCGGAAATGCTGGTCCGCGACGTCCTTCAGCTTTGCGGTGGCATCCGAAAGCCAGGCCGCTTCGCCCCAAAGCACCGTCTCGGGGTCCGCGCCGAAATGGTCTTCGCTGGCCTGGGTGAGTTCCGCGAGGAGGGCGTCGAATTCGGCCTTCTTCGTCAGGAAGGCTTCGAGGCTACGTTCTTGGTTGCGGGCGGCGCGGGCTTCGCGGTCGGTCATGGTGGTCTCCGTCTGTTGCTGCAGGGCATCCCCTGCGTGTGACGGACCATTCGCGCTGTGCCGCGCACGAGCCAAGCACATCTCGCGCTCATCGAATTGCTAAGATCGGAGGCGTTCGATCACATCATGATCGCAGCCGCTTCCGATGCGCTGGTGCCCTCGCAGCGCGAGGTGGCGCGCCGGCTGGGCATTTCGCACACCGCGCTGCAGAAGGCCGCGCAGGCTGGCCGCATCGCGCAGGAGCCCGGCGGCGGATGGGACGTCGAAAAGGTCCGCGCGCGGCTGGCGGCCAGCAGCGATCCGGCGCGCAAGACGGCGGCCATGGTGGCGCCGGCACCGGTACAGCCTTCGCCACCGTCGGCCACGCCGCGACCAGCATTCGTCGCCCCGCCCATGCCGGAGCCGCTGCCCACACCCTCCGCTGGCGGCAGCAGCTTCCACAATGCCCGCACCGCCAACGAGATGCTCAAGGCGCAGGAGCGCAAGCTCCGGCTCGATGAGCGTCGCGGCCAGTTGGTCGAGAAGGCGCGCGCGCTCATGCTGGTGCACCGCCTGGCCAAGGAGGAGCGCGATGCCATCCTCGCCTGGCCAGCCCGCATCGCCGCGGAACTGGCCGCCGAACTCGGTGTCGACGCGCATCGGCTGCAGACGCTGATGGATGCGCGTCTGCGGCAGCACCTGGCCGAGCGCAACGACGTACGGGTGGCGGTCGCATGATGACCGGCGAGCAGATCATCGCCGAGCTCGGCAACTTCGACGGCGCCGCCGAGATTCTGCAGGCGTGGCGCGACGGTATGGCGCCCGAGCCGGCGCTGCTGGTTTCGGACTGGGCCGACAAGCACCGCATGCTTGGCTCCCGCGGCAGCGCCGAACCAGGACCATGGCGGACCAACCGCACGCCCTATCTGCGCGACGTGATGGACGCGCTGTCGCCGGCACATCCGGCGCGGCGGGTGGTCTTCATGAAAGGGGCGCAGGTCGGAGGTACGGAGTGCGGCAATAACTGGATTGGCTACGTCATCCATCACGCGCCGGGGCCGATGCTGGCGGTGCAGCCCACCACCGAACTGGCCAAGCGCTTCTCTGACCAGCGCATCGACCCACTGGTGGAGGAGACGCCGGCCATCCGGCAGCGCGTAGCCCCGGCACGCTCCAGGGACAGCGGCAATCGCCAGCTCAGCAAGGAGTTCCCCGGCGGCCAGCTGGTGATGACCGGCGCCAACAGCGCAGTCGGGCTGCGCTCCATGTCGGCGCGCTTCCTGTTTTTGGACGAAGTCGACGCATATCCCGGCGACGTCGAGGGCGAAGGTGACCCTGTCGCGCTGGCCGAGGCCCGGGCACGCACCTTCGGCTGGCGCCGCAAGACGCTGCTCGTCTCGACGCCGACAATCTCCGGCCTTTCGCGCATCGAGCGCGAGTATCTGGCCAGCGACCAGCGGCGCTTCTTCCTGCCCTGTCCGCACTGCGCCGCGATGCAGTGGCTGCGCTTCGAGCGGCTGGTTTGGGACAAGGGCGAGCCGGACAGCGCCCGCTATCTCTGCGAGACGTGCGACGGCGCGATCGGCGAGCAGCATAAAACGTTGATGCTGGCCGGCGGCGAATGGCGTCCCACCGCCATCCCGCAGGATCCGCACGCGATCGGCTTCCACATCTCGGCGCTCTACTCGCCGGTGGGCTGGTTCTCCTGGTCGCAGGCGGTGCGGGATTGGGAGGCGGCGCAGGGCGACGACCGCGCCATCAAGACATTTCGGAACACCGTCCTCGGCGAGACCTGGCAGGAGAGCGGCGAGGCGCCGGACTGGCAGCGGCTCTACGATCGTCGCGAGGAGTGGGAGCTGGGCACGGTCGCGGCTGAGGGGCTGCTGCTGACCGCCGGCGTCGACGTGCAGCGCGACCGCCTCGAGGCCAGCATCTGGGCCTGGGCGCAGGATCGGCAGTCGTGGCTGATCGAGCACCGCATCCTGGTCGGCAATCCCTTCGAGATGGCGGTGTGGGACGAGTTGCGCGGCATGTTGGGCGAGACCTGGCGGCACGCCTCCGGCCATCGGCTGGGCCTTGCCATGACCGCGATCGACAGCGGCGATGGCATGACCACCGCGGAGGTCTACGCCTTCGTGCGCCGCGCCGGTGCCGGCCGCACCATTGCCGTGAAGGGCCAGGACGGGCTGCGGGCCGCGATCGGCCAGCCTTCGGCCACCGAGGTGCGGCGGAACGGGCGCAAGCTGGGCGGGCTGAAGGTCTGGCCGGTGGGCTCGTCCTTCCTGAAGGGCGAGACCTATGGCTGGCTGAAGCTGGAACGGCCCACCGCGGAGAGCGGCGATCCGTTCCCGCCCGGCTTTGTCCACCTGCCGCTGCACGCGGCAGGGGAGGAATTCTGCCGGCAGCTCACCGCCGAGCAGTTCGTCGCCCGCGCCGGCCGCAACGGCTTTCGCCGGCTGGAATGGGTGAAGACCAGGGAGCGCAACGAGGCGCTGGACTGCCGGGTTTATGCCCGTGCGGCCGCGGCCGCGCTCGGCATGGATGGCTGGGGCGACGGGCGTTGGGCGCGAATGGCCGATGCGCTGTCGCTGCCGGTAGGCGAGATTCCCACCGGCGGGAATGTCGCTCTTCCATCGTCGCCGCAGGTCGCGACTGACACCCAACGCCCACGCGGCTGGCTCGCGCCCCGCAGCGGCTGGCTTCGCTGAAGGAGGACGTGATGAACCCGACCGTCCTCGCCTGGGCGCTCGCCCAGCCTGCTGGCATGCGCGCCGCCGTCCTGGCCGCCGCCTTCACCGGTGGCACCACGCGCGTGACCTTCGACGGCCGCACCGTGGAATACCGCTCGCTGGACGAGCTCGGCCGCGCCCTATCGGTGCTCCATGCCGCGGAGAACGCCGCCGCGCGCCGCCCAAGCGTGACCTTCGCCAGCTTCTCTCGCGAGGGAAGCAGGTGATGGGCCGTCTTCGAGATGCCTGGCATGCGCTGCGAGGCTATGCCGCAGCCCAGGACAGCCGCGCCTCCAGCTGGGCGGCCTCCGGCAGCAGCGCCACGGCCGAGGTGGGCGCGGCCGCTCCCACCGTGGCGCGCCGTGCCCGTGATGCCGTGCGCAACGACCCCTACGCCGCCCGCATCGTCGATCTCTGGACCGGCAATGCCGTCGGCGCCGGCATCACCACCCGCTGGCCGGACAAGCCCCACGCCGAGGCCTGGCGCCGCTGGTCCGACAGCACCGCCTGCGATGCCGAGGGTCGGCTCGACCTCTATGGCCTTCAGGCCCTGGTCATGCGGGCCGTGGTGGAGAGCGGCGAATGCTTCGTGCGGCTGCTGCCCGCCGAGATCACGCCGGCGAACCCAATCGGGCTTCGGCTCCAGGTGCTGGAGAGCGACCACCTCGACACGGCACGGCAGGGCGTCATCGAGGGCGTCCCCACGCTCCAGGGCATCGGCCTGGGCGAGGCCGGTGAGCCGGTCGGCTATTGGCTGCACCGCGTGCACCCGGGCGCCTCTTGGGTCCTGCCGGGTGGTGCCACCTGGTTGAGCAGCCAGCGCGTGCCGGCCCACGACGTGCTGCACATCTACCGCAAGCGCCGCCCTGGCCAGCTGCGCGACGTCTCCTGGCTCGCCCCGGTGCTGACCCGGCTGCGCGATCTCGGCGACTACGAGGCCGCGCTGCTGATGAAGGCCAAGATCGAGGCCTGCCTGGCGGCAGTGGTCTCCGAGGATGGCGATGACGCCATGACCGGGCCGGCGTCGGGCCTGCTCCGCGATGCGCAGGGCCGCACGGTCGAGAGCTTCGAGCCGGGGATGATCCTCTATCGCCGCGGCATGGGGAGCGTGGAGGTGGTGAATCCAAGTGGGGGCGGCAGCCACGCAGCCTTCGCGCGCCGCGCCCTGGAAGCCTCTGCGGTGGGGACAGGCCTCACCTACGACCAGGTCGCCGGCGACCTTACCCAGGCCAACTACTCCAGCCTGCGCGCCGGCAAGATCGAGTTCCGCCGCCTTTGCGAGCAGGTCCAGTACGGCATGCTGATCCCGATGCTGGTGCGCCCCATCGCGGACCGCTTTCACGCGCAGGGCGCGCTGCTCGGGCTCTGGGGCTCGGAAGTGCCCGAGGGCCTGTCGCACGTACCGCCTGCCCACGAGATGATCGACCCGCTGAAGGACACCACCGCGCTGATCGCGCAGGTCCGTGCCGGCTTCGTGCCGCAGCCCGAGGCGGTCGGTGCCTTCGGCTACGACTTCCGCCAGGTGGTGGAGATGATCCGCGAGGCCAATGCCCTGCTCGACGAGGCAGGTCTCTCGCTCGACAGCGATCCACGCCGGGTCGCGAAGTCGGGCGCGGCCCAGGACGCAGCCCAGCTTGCCGCCATCGAAATCGCCGCCACCGGTGCCGCATCGCCGCGCACCGAGCCTGCCTCAGGAGCACAGCCATGATCGCAGGCGCCTACGACTGGACCGACGACATGCTCAAGATCAAGAGCATGCAGAAGAAGTTCCGCGACAGCTTCAACGGCACCGAGATCAACCCAGCGCGGTGGGAGATCGCGGCGACCGGCGGCGGCATCACCCACACCGTGGCCGATGGCGCAGTCACCATCTCCACCGGCATCGCCCTCGACGACGAGCTGACGCTCACCAGCCGGACCACCTTCACCATCCCGCTGCGGGTCATGGTGGCGGTGAACATGAGCCAGCGCATCGTCGGCCAGTCGGTCTGGCTCGAGCTGGTCAGCATCGATCCCACCACCGCCCAGCCGGACGGGCGCAGTGCCGCGGCATGGCGGCTGGACGGCGCCAGCGCCACGCTCGCCAACTACGAGGTCGCCAGCGAGGGCGCCCCGCGGCTGGGCAGCGCCTCCGGCAGCACCATCCCGACCACCGCGCCGGCCGGCTGGTCGGTGCTGGAGCTCGAGCCGACCAACGACGAATGCTACTTCCACGGCCGCCTGCTCGACACCACCGCAGCGCGTTCCAACTCCTATGTCCGCCACCAGCAGATTCCGGAGCCCAATGCGCTCTATCGCTTCCGGATCCGCGTGCGGAACCGCCAGTTCATCAGCGGCATCTCCGCGGTGGCGAACAACGGCTCCGGCGCGGTGCGCATCACCCGCGCGGCGCATGGCTTTGCCACGAACGATGTGGTGACGGTCGCCGATGTCTCGGGCGTACCGGGGGCGAACGGGACATTCACGATCACGGTCATCGACGCGAACAGCTTTGACCTGGTGGGGTCGACCTTCACCGGCGCTTATCTCAACACTGGCTGGGCCTCGATCTCGCGCAACCTCGCGCCGGTCTCGAACACCGACATCAAGGTCCAGTTCGTCACCATCGCCGACTATGCCGAGCTGACGACGGAGATCACCGCCGGCCGCGGCCAGTCGGTCGCCGGCCAGGGGCTGGGCGTGAATGTTCTCAGCACCGTGCCACCCACCGTCACGCCGGTGGGCGGCCAGGCGCGGGGGACCAGCGGCGCGCTGCCGGTGCTGGTGGCGACCGGCTACTCCGCCAACCCAGCTGCGGTCACCACGGCGCGCGGCGTGGACCTGCTGGCGACGCTGATCGGCGCGCTGGTGACCAAGCCCTACGCCATCCCCGAGGCCGACTGGCAGTACGCCGCCGCCGCGGGCGGCATCATCAACACCACCGACGTGGTGCTCCGGGCGGCGGCAGCGGCCGGCATCCGCAACTACGTGACCTCGATCGACATCCGCAACGCGCACGCGACGGTGGCGACGGAGGTGGTGATCAAGGACGGCGCCACCGTGATCTGGCGCCAGCTGCTGCCGGCGGCGATGGCGGCCCCGGTGGAGATCACCTTTCCCACCCCGCTGCGCGGGACCGCCGCCACGGCGATGAACGTCGCCTGCATCACCACCGGCGCGCAGGTCTACGTCAACGCGCAGGGCTTCGCCGCGCCGTAACGGCGCCGCGCCAGGAGCACATCCATGACCGAGCCGATCGAACCGGAGGGGCCCAGCCCCGCGCCGGATCGAATGCCCGACGCTGGGCAGTCGATCACCGCCTGCCGCGCGCTCGCCGCGCCCGTCACCGTCAATCGGGCGGCCCGCACCGTCGAGGTGGTGTGGTCCACCGGCGCGCGGGCCCGCAACTTCGTGCCGCCCTATGGGCCGATCCTCGAAGAGCTCGACATGGCACCCTCCGCGGTGCGCATGGATGCGCTGCGCTCCGGTCGCGCACCGGTGCTGGACACCCACCGGCGCGCCGGCACGCGTGACGTTCTGGGCCGTGTAACCGCCGCACGCCTCGAGGCCGGCCGCGGCTACGCCACCCTCCAATTCAGCGGCGCCGATGACGTGGAGCCGGTCTGGCAGCGCGTGGCCGACGGTACGCTGCAGTCTGTCAGCGTCGGTTACCGGGTGCATCGCT